TCTTTTAATAGCTATGCCGATGCTATTTCAGCTAGGAATCAAAGATTAAAAGATGAATATGGAAGCATATCAAATGCCTATGACCTGTTAAGGGGTGGTAAAATTACTCGAGATGTGCTTAATAGAGAAAGAGATGCCTTTAGGGAATTTGGTAGTAAAGCAGGTCTTCAAGGTATGCAACAAGGTGGTATGGTAGATGATTCACTTACGGGTATGATGGGTGGTGGAATGGCCATGAAGAAAAACATGATGGGTATGCAAGATGGTGGTATGGTTGATTATCAAAATGGTGGAGAGGTAAGCGACTCTCTTTATTGGGCAAACCACCCAGCCAACAACCCCGAGATGAATGGAGGTTCACTAGGTGTGGTTCGAGAACAGGCAACAATGTTGCAAGATAGTATGAAGGTAGACACTGCAAATAAGGCTAAAAAGGCATTACAGCTTTTAAAGTTAAAAGGTTTACTCGAGGAAGGTGAAGCCATTGAGTACCAAAATCCACAGAGAATGATGAATCCAAATATGATACCAACCCCTGACGAAGCTGAGATGATGCAAAACATGATGAGAAGACTCTCTATTTAATATGCAAAAAGACCCTAGAGCACTACATAACGAGGAGCTATATAGACAGTGGAGAGATGCAAGGTCTGACTGGGACACGGAAGCTCGAAAAGATATAGACTTCTACCTTGGTAATCATTTTACCACCAGCGAATCAGATGAGTTATCCTCAAGAAATCAGGCAGACATCCCAATGGATAGGATTTCATCTGCTATAGAAAAATTTAAAGCAGTTCTTACTTCAAGACCACCGGCATTTACCATTACCCCAAGAGAAGATTCTGATGTTCAGGTTGCGACTATGTGGCGTAGCATTATGAATTACGTTTGGGAGAAATCAGACGGTGACTGGCAAATGAAACAGGCTATACAGGACTATGCCGTTACTGGAATGGGATATTTGTATGCCTATATTGACGCAGAATCAGACTTTGGTAGAGGTGATGTCAAGTTCACATACATAGATCCTTTTAGAGTATACGCATCTCCGAGCTCTAGGGATCGTTGGTTCAGTGACTCAGATGGTCTTATCCTTTCCACCATCCTTACTGGTGAGCAGGTCATCAACCTCTACCCTGAATTGGCAGACAAGACCGACCCTGAAACGGGAGAGGTTATTCCGGGGCTAATAAGAGAGCTATCAAGTTTTAGTTATGACGATGAAGATTATCCTTCTTCTCAAAATAAAAATTCAATGACGGTATTTACTCCGGCTGAAGTAAGAGATAAGGACTACTTTGAAGTAAATAAATATCAAGTTCTTGAAAGGTTCTATAAGGTAAAGGTTCCATTTTATAGAGTCATTGATATGCAGTCTCAAGAAGAAGAAATCCTATCTCAAGAAGAGTACACTGAGTTCTTTCAAGAAAATTCAGAAGCATTTGACATAGGGGCTTTTAAAGCCATTGAGGTCTTACAAAATCGTGTTAAGATATGTGCTTCACTTGGTGAGGTTGTTCTTTATGAGCAAATCTTAAACACAGATGAATATCCCGTAGTACCCCTTCCAAATATCTGGACTGGAACACCTTATCCCAAATCGGATGTTTCTAGAGCTAGACCCATGCAGAGACTTCTTAATAAACTATGGTCACTTGCTTTGTCTCACGCACAGGCTTCAGCCGGTTTAAAGTTATTGGTTCCTCTAGGGAGTGTTGATGATGTTGACCAACTAGAGAAAGACTGGGCAAATCCAAATGCTGTGATAGAAGTTGATTCTTCTCAGGGAGAGCCTCATTATCCAGCACCTCAACCCTTAGCTGGTGAGTTTTATAGGTTAATACAGCAATCAGAGTTTTATATAGATTTTATATTTGGTCTGCCTGAGATGATGCACGGCTTTGCAGATAAAGCCCCTGAGACATCCAAGGCAACGGAGAGAATGATAGCATTGGGTAGTGAGAGGCCAAAATCAAAATTGAGAGATGTGGAGTTTAGCATAAATAAACTAGGAAAGGTTTTATACAACTTATCCAAAGGTCACTATACCTACAAAAAAATATTTAGATTGGTACAGCCAAACAATAACATCACAGAGGTCATGGCAAACTTCTATACGGATGTGTCTGGTGCGGTCTTAGACCTCAAGAAAGAAAAGCACATTTTAGATAAACACGATATTAGAATTGAATCAGGGTCTACGATGCCTTCTAATAAGTATGCAGAGCTCGCTGTGTATTTAGAGGCGTTTCAAATGGGTATAGTAGACCGATACGAAGTATTAAAAAAGAATCCTGAACTGTTTGACAAGGAGGGCATTATGCGAAGAACGGAAGAGAAGCAAGCAATGCAACAACAGATGCAGGCAATGGAAGAGCAGTTAAAGAATTTGCAAGGTGACTTGCAGACAGCCCAAAGAGAATCTGTCAGCGATAGAAAAAGAGTCGAGGTTGAGAAGTTTAAGACTCGTCTCTCTGAGATTAACTCAGAATCAAAGGCAGATAGAAGGGTGCAACGTGGAAAACTAGAAAATGAGGTGAAGCTAGAGGTGGAGAAATTGTCCAGCAATCTGAAAGAAGTTCAGACCAAGGTCGGTTCAGCTCCCGAAGCCTAGACATCTAAGGAGAAAACTATGTCAACACTAGAACAACAGGAAGTAAACGTCTTAGACAATGAGCCTACAGCTAATGAGGGCTTTGTTCCCGGTAACGAGAACATTGTGGAAGATATCGTAAATGAACAATCCTCACAAGGTGAGGCAGTTACTAATCAAGCAGCAGTAGATGAGTCAGCTACTTTAATAGATCACGAAGCAGAGGCACGAAAGTTCCAATCTATGTATGATCGGTCACAAGCCGAGAACGCTAGATTGCAACAGGGCGGTCAGATTCTTGACTTACTAGAGCAGAGACCAGACCTTGTACAAGCACTTGAAAGCGGTATGGCTAACCCACAAACTCAACAGCCAAGTAAAGCAACAGTTGAAAAAGATGATTTTAATCCTTGGGAAGCTTTTACAGAAGATGGTTCCGATTCAAGCAAATTGGTTAATCAACAGATTGACCAAAAGGTTGACCGGATAGTTTCAGAAAGGCTTGCCAGACAACAGCAACAGATGCAAGCCGAGATGCAGATGCAAAACACGGTAAATGAATTAAGGGGAACGTATAAAATGTCAGATAATGACATTCAAGGTTTTCTACAGTTTACTACCCAACCAAAGGAACAAGTGGGTTTAAATAACCTAGTTAAACTTTGGCAGATGCAAGGCGGACAATCGGTTGCTAACAATGATACAATGGAAGCGGTTTCGGCCGCAAAGCAAGTTCCTCGTTCAGCGGGCGTTCTACAAGGACAACCACATCCAAGGGCTAAAACAAATGAAGAAGCCATGTGGAATAGTATTGTAGGTGCTGGGGACAAGGGACAATTTTAGTTAAATAACTCTACTTGAAGACCGGAAGGTAATTGATAGAGAGTAATAAAGTAGGAGAGTCAAAATGGGTGTAAATACTGGCTTGGTCAAAAGTACAGACATTACAAACGCTGCAACAAGCGTTTCGGGTGAAAGTACTCCAGATCAAAGACGATTATACGACTTTAGCGATAGAGTCGCTGAATTAAGTCCAGACGAATCTCCGTTCTTTGTATATTTAAGTAAGATGTCTAAATCACCTACCACAGATCCTGTATTCAGGTTCTTAGAAAATAGGTCAAAGATAGATTGGACGACTAGATCGTTTGAACTAAAGGGAAATGTAAACGGAGGGTCAGCGGTTACCGCTGGAACTCAGTATGCGTTTACCGTAGATGATAGTTCAAGTGGTTCTGCGGCTGATGTTAATTGGCTTCAAAAAGGTATGGTGTTTGCAGTACAGGTGCTTGATTCAACTGCTGGTGTAGCTTATGCCACAGTTAGAATTGACAGTACTGTTGTAGATGCTGGTACATCCAACACATTCACAGGGCGTGTTATTTCCTTGCCAAGTTCAGACTTTAGCACAGGCTATAACATTCTTAGTGATAACGACAAATGTCAGATCATTGGTACTTCTTTTGGTGAAGGTACTGGTTCTCCTGATGCTTGGGCGAAAACAATGGATGATGATTATGGGTACACCCAAATCTTTAAAACATCAGCGGAAATGTCAAACACTGCGATTGCGACAAAATACAGAGGATATGCAGATGAATGGTCACGGATCTGGAATCTGAAATTAAGAGAACACAAGGTTGATATTGAAAGAGCGATGCTTTTTGGACAAAGAGCACGTCAAGATAGCATCCAGTACACTGAGGGTATTGTTGGGCACTGCGTGCTTAACGGAGCTCCAAGTGCCGCTGATGCCGCACTTTCATACACACCGGGTGCTGCATACCAACGAACCGTAGCAGAAGGCGAGTTCACATACGACAGGATCCTTGGTGATCTTGAAGTGTTGTACGACCCTGCTCGTGGCGGCTCATCAGCCAAGCTTGCATTAGCTGGGCTTCCTGTAATGACCTTGTTTAACAAGTTCGGAGCAGGTGGTATTCTTAAAGAAACCTATGATGCTAACAACAGTATTCGATACGATGTCAACAAAGAGTACATTGAGGGTTCTTATGGTCATAAATTGTTACAAGTACAAACAATTCATGGCGACTTGAATCTTGTTCGTGAACCTCTCTTTAGAGGGTTCTCTAACTCTTACATGATGATTGTTGACATGGGTCAAGTTGCATACCGTCCGCTTGTTGGTAACGGTGTGAATCGTGATACCCATGTGATAACGAATGTTCAGTCAGCAGATGAAGATTTACGCAAAGACATGGTTCTAACAGAAGCAGGTCTTGAAATATCTCTTCCTGAGACTCACATGCTGTATAACTTTGAAAGCATAAGTTAAGGAGCGATGTAATGGCGAGATCAGCGAGTTTAAACTCAAGTAGTGGACTTTTTCAAACTGGTGAAAAGGCGTTTCAGAAAATAGACAACTCAGCAGCGTTAAGTAGAACCTTGACCGCAGCCGAGTCTGGAACTCTTTTTGCTGTTGATATGTCCACAGTAGACAACAACGTAACCCTAACATTGCCAACTGTATCAGATGCGATAGCGGGTTGTAATTATGATTTTTGTTTCACCGTCAATTGTGACGATGATGCAGATTTTATCTTAACAACAGGTGCTAATGCAACTGACATTTATGGCTATGTTGTCGCTGGGGCGGCAAATAGCACAGTTGATGACGTTGATGGGCTTTCAAAAATAACTGTAGATGGTTCTGTTTCACAGGCTATTGAAGGTTTGAGAATGACAGTAATTTGCGATGGTACCAACTGGCACCTAAGCGGATATGTTCCCGTTGCGATAGGAACAGTCGTTCTTGTTGAGTCTGCGACTGCTTAATAATCCGAATACATAAGGATAACAGTTTTGAGTACTGTGGGGGTTATCAATAAAGGGTGGCCCCCAAAACTCAAAAAGGTAAAATATGAATAAATGTATACATTGTAATAAAGAGAATAGAGAAAATTGGTTTATGTGCCGCTCTTGTGGAAACAGGGCTTCTGAGCCTAAGTTCACAACAAATCTACACATGAGAACTGAGATGGGTAAAAGAACGGATATAGAGTTTACAACAACCACAATGGACGACGTTATCAAGAGAGACAAAGAAGAAAGGGCTGCAAAAAACGATGTTCTTATTCAAAACAAATTAAAGGGCTTTAGGGGGAGAGGTTATGCCTAAAAAGAAAGATCCAAGATTGAAAAGAGCGGGTGTCTCAGGCTTTAACAAACCCAAGAGAACCCCGAATCACAAAACTAAATCTCATATTGTTGTTGCTAAATCAGGGCCAAAAATAAAAACAATTCGCTTTGGACAGCAGGGAGTTAAGAC